CTACTTACAACAAAGACTTCTTCAACATACAGGAGTCTTCATAGATAAATACCACACACTACAAGATAACAAAATGATAACCATCGTTAGAGATCCAAAGGAACTTATTACATCTGATTTGGCTATGAGTTTGTTCTATAGTCCAGACTCACCTCTTGTAGCAGATAGGCTAAATATCAGAGTGGACATATATGCTGATCTATATGAGTCACTTGTGGATAACTCTGAGTTTATAATAGATTACGATGACCTAATCTCTTTCCCATATGAGACAGTAAAAGCCTTAAGTGTGGGATTAGGGTTTGCTATGATAAATGATTCCTATATAGACACAACTACTGATCAACCAGAGATAGGTCATTTAAAGTCAAGTAAGGATACAGATGCCTATCGTAGGGTAGAGGAGATCATCCCTAGCCTTAACCTTACAAGGATGTATGAGATATACAATAGAGGTTTAGGAAAGTCTATATCTTTACTTAAGGTTCTATGCTTTAACTGTGGTGGTATGTACAAAGTTACCTATGGACCAAACCCTACATCAAAGTGTCCAAAATGCAACGCTCTTAAGACTCTTTGATTGCTTTGTTGACCATGCGGATTAAGGCTTTTCGTGTAATCTTAGACGCATCAAATGTCTCTGTGTATCCATTCTGAGGCATATCTGACTTATCAAGGAAATGACCGTATCTTCCCCTTAGTGTATTTAGTACTAGGGATTCTACGGCTCTTGCCTTATCCCGTTCGAAAAAATGCCAATACTTAACCAGGATCCATCCTTTGGTCCTATGGCTTGCAAACCTTCTACCTGTTATATCAGATATACCAACCTTGACAGCCTTATACACAGGGTTGTATAGTATATATAGGATTGCTTCGTTCATATCATCATTATACTTGATATACCGTGCAAAAATAGGACACTAACCGCTATTGCCCCTGTGGGGCATGGTATGGTTTAAATACCTCCTATTTTGCGCCGAACTTCAAAGATGATATACTTGCTTTATGTATAACAAAGAGGGTTTTGAACTTGACCCATTTCTGCAAAAAAGAGATGCAGCATACCAGGAAATGTTTGATAAGATTGGTAACTCTAAAGACAATATAAAGGTTGTTAGCAACTATATGCCAAAGTTTGCCTGCGATATGATTATACAGAGGTTGGCAGATCCAAAGGGCGGTTGGGGCAATCAATGGGATGGCAGAGCCTTTCAGAGTGAAGAACTCTTTGAAGTCATGGATCCTTTTATCAAAAGCACTCATTCAACAATAGAAAGACTTTACGATACTAAGGTCGATCAGGTTGGGAGTGGGGTGGTTATTAAGTGGAACCCTGGAGACTCTATGGGGCCACATATTGATGACTGGGGTGTGCAAAACTATCATATAACTGGGGTTATCTACTTAAGTGATGGCTATGAGGGTGGAGAGATATCCTTCCCAACACAAGGGGTTACAGTTAAGCCAAAGCAGGGAGATCTTGTTATGTTCCCTGGAAATCTTTACTACGAACATGAAGTTAAAGAGGTTACCTCTGGAGAACGATACACGATACCCTTATGGTTTAGGTTTGTAACTAAGTAGTTTATGATTGAGTTATGTCAGATAAGTTATTAGTCAATACATATAGAAGGTCTGGTACTGTCTTTCTATCTACGCATCTGTCATCTGCTTTAAATGTAGTAGTTGAAGCCCATCATCACCCAATCTCCACAGATATACCCACAGTAAGCATGGTCAGAGACCCAATAGAATCGATAACCTCTTCTGTTATACTAGACCTGTATGGAAGAAATGCACAAGACTTTAAGTATATTGCAGATTATGAAATCCATAAGTATGAGTTTTTTACAGAGCATTTACTAAAAACACAAAGAGTTATATTTGACTTTAAGGATATTAACAAGATTGATAATATTATAGAACATGTTGCAACAACCTTTGACATTGAATACCGACAAAACAGACTAACACCTATCCTAGAAAGGTCTGAGTCTCATCTTCTTTCTTCTAAAGACCATAGTCTTTACAAGGATGTTCATAGTTTTATTAGGAATTCTAACCTGGAAAAATGCTATGAATCTTACAACAAGGCTATGTTATTAAAAAGTATCCTGTAAATCACAAAACTGATTTGATGGTATAATTAATACATGTTAACCCCAAGAAATCCAGAAAAGTGCTACTATTGCTCAGAAGATGGTAAGTATAGTCAGTTAGTTGGCAAGCCTGGTTCATACTTTGTATCTTATGCTTGTGAAAAGCATGCAGAACTAGGCCTTATCTCTTGACTCCAGAAGTAGAATGGTCCTATCCAAACATTTTTCTTGCAACCTATCCAAGATCTGGATCTAATTATTTTGCACAATACTTTAATCAACTTACTGGAGAAATAATTGCAAAGGCACACGACCTAACCCACTATAAGCGTGGAGATATAGTAACTATAGTTAGAAGTCCAATAGAGTGCATGGCTTCTCGTTCTGCTATGATTTGTCATACAAGTAATTTTAAAAACCTATCTTCGATCTCTCAAGTTGCAGATGAGTCTTTTAACGAGTATATAAACTTTTATGAAAACATTGCACCAAAAGCAAGCATACTAATTGATTACAATCTTTTTGTTAGCAAGCCTCAAGAAGAGATGTCAAAATTTTTAAATAAACTAAACATTCCGCACAAAACAGAAGAATATAATCAGGTGCTTAAGGATAGAGAGAATGAGTATATAGTTTCAAGCAAGGAAACGGATATGTACTCTATGATGGTTGAACACTACAAGCAAACTGACACATCCTATCTGTTTGATCTATACACTAAGGCCCTTAGTCTGTGCCACTAAACTTTAGGGTTGACTTTTCTTTTTGAAAATGATATTATTGATGCATGAGAGAACCTAGAATAATGAAAATGGACTGGAAAGCCCTAGGGTATGAGTCTAAGTGGGTAGATGGCAGACTTATATGGGAAATGCCAACTCAGCCCAACTCCCCTAACGAATGATAGAGTTATAATTTTCTTTCTAATATGCTTCTTGAAACAAACATATCTTTTAATACACCACTATACATGTGATCAAAGGCTGAGTCGCTGCTAGACAAATATGGTAGTTCTAGGTTCTCAAGGTCAGGGTTAGTTGCCCAAGCCCTTGTAGCCTGTCTGTGAAACTTAACATCATCAATCTCTGTACCGCCAACATGAAACATGTTTCCGTATAGTGTTCTAAATGAATGTCCTGGATAAATAACTTCTGACAACTTAGACTTATTAAACTCCATAGGTACATGAATGGCATAGTCTAGGGGGTTCTTAAAACCCAGACCATGTAACTTTTGCTTAGTATTCTTAAGTATCTTAGTATAATAAGAGTTTGGCACATTCTTATTAAATAGGTCTATCTTATTTTGAAACAATCCTCCATGATAGGGCTCTACAGCATATATTGGCTTTACTATGTAGAAGTCATCATTCATTAGAATAAAGTCATCGGGGATCTCGTCGCTATTAACTATAGCGGTTAGATTATTCATAACATTTTGATATTTTGTAGATCCCTGGCGGACTGGCAGATAGTCTCCTATATACCAAGATGGCTTCCCACCTACTACCCAGATTTTAGGGTCAACTGTGTTAGCCATCACAGACCTGATTGAATATCTTAGTTCTTCATTGTCACCATTACGGCATATATATACAAAGTTCATTTTAATAATTGTATCATGTTATACTTGTATGCATGGCTCCATCGTCTATCGGTTAGGACTTCAGATTTTCAATCTGGCAAGACGGGTTCGATTCCCGTTGGGGCTACGCAGGAAATAAAAAAGGGGAATAGGATGATTAGCACACTGTTTTTAATACCAGCATTTCTAATTGGGTACATACTCTGTTACTTTGTGATGACACATAATGTAAGGCAGGACTAAAATGAAGCCTACAGCATACATATATGACGTAGATGGAACCCTTGCTAATATTGACCCATACTTGCACTATGTTCGTGGGCCTGAGAAGGATTATGACGCTTTTCACAGTGCATCAATCAATGCCCTGCCAAACTACGGTGTCATTCAGATGCTAAATAATACAGTCTTTGATGGACACGCAGTTTTAATTGTTACATCAAGAAAAGAAAAGTGGCGTGGGCTTACATCTATGTGGCTTGCTCGTAACAACATCAGGTCCCATGCTCTTTTTATGAGGACAGATGAGGACCACCGACCAGATTATGAAGTTAAAAAAGATATACTTGATAAGATTAATAAACACTGGAATGTGCTTCATGCAGTAGATGACAATCCATCTATTATAAAATTATGGGAAGAACATGGTATTCCAACTACAAAGATTGGAACATGGGATGGAGATAGGTCTTGATCTATTTTCTAGACTATGATATGATTACTCTATGACTAAAATAACCTATAAGTGTTCAGAATGCTCAACCACTATTTCTATAGAGACTGAGGTTCATGAACTTCCTGAATCAATTATCTGTCCTTGCGAATCGGTAATGCCATCTATAAATGATTAACCTAGACATCCCTGATCCCTTTCAAACCTTTGTAGCCAAGAAGTATGCCAATGCCAAGGGGTATGTACATGACTTCTTTACTGGTGAATGGTCTTATAAGTGTAGTGCTTGTAAGGATGATCTTTATGCTCCATCCCGCAAAATTATGACAAAGATTAGATTGTTTCATACCCGCAATGAATGCCTTGGAGGATACTAATGGAATTAGGACAGATGCTACTTAGTAATACTCCCGTACAAACTTATGATGCTAATTGGGCTACAGAAGGTCTTAATTTAATTGCAGAAGTTATTGCTGAATACCGTGGAGATAAATATGGAAAATATGGCTACTCAAACCTTCTAACATCAAACTCTGGTGATCCAGAATTTGTCAATGATGTGTTTGAGATGCGTCCTTATTGCTGGTGTGATTCAGGTTGGGGAGAGTATGAAGGTCCTCATCCAGATGGTTGTGCA